CGTTACTTACGATTGTTACGTCATCAGCAAGTAGGTACTTACTTAGACCTGTGGATGTTTCTACGATAGTTTTCATGTCTTATCCTTTCACCAAGATTTCCGTAGATGAGATTGCTATGCCAGCTTCTACCGATGGATCATCCGCTGTCTCGCTAAGTGAGCCATCGTTTTGAACGTAATACTTTTGACCAGCAGTTAAACCTGTCTGACCTCTATTTATAGAGCATGTGGAGTCTACACCAACATTCTGACCGTTTACATAGCCGCTGTCAGCAAAGCCTATGAAGTTTTCAGAGGTGAGGTTTCTAGTAGTTGATCCTGCGTTGTAAACAATAGCATTGCCTCTGCCACCATTGCCGCCATCCTTAAACCCAAAAACAACGCGCCCATCACTAGACGCGTATACTTCACTAAAGTCTGTAGTCTGAGCAGCGTTGAACGTAGCTGTCGATCCAACTGTAAAAGTCGTTCCTGACAGGGTTATGGGTTTAAGTTGACCATATCGCGGCGAGACATTTTCGCGGAAACCTAAAATCGTCTTTTGTGCAACAGGGTCATAAACTGCACGAAGGTTCCTAAGATTAGAGGAAATTACAGTGTCAGGGGTAGAAAAGCTAACCGCATTGCCTGAAATTGTCCCAATTGTAGCTTGGCAATAATCACTAGAATAAGCGTTTCTGTAAAAGACTAAAACAACTTGATTGTCACTATCATACGAACATGCGGTGTCCCATGTGCTTGAAGCTGTAAACTGAACTACAGTGCTAAAGTTTACGCTTGTCCCGCTAATGGTTGCCACAACTCCCTTTCCATAACCATCTGATTGATTATCATCCCTAAAAGCAAGCAAAAAACGTGTAGCATTGCTATCATATGCCAAGTCATAATTACTACAGTTGTACGCCCAAAAAGTTGCTGGGCTTCCAAAACTGATAGATGTGCCAGAAACAGTACCGACTATGGCCTCGCCAAACGCACTGTTTTTATTATACATAATCAAACACTTGTTAGTGTTTGTGTCAAAATCTATCAAAGGCTCATAAGTGTTTGAGCTTTCAAACACAACTGGCGTTCCAAACGATATCGACGTACCACTAACAGTCCCTACAATAGCTGTTCCATAATTTGATGTGCCTTGATACGATATAACAATTTTACCAGCATTGCTGTCAAAAGTTGCCCCAATTCTATTGTTTAAAGCCGCCGCGCCTTGAAAGACAACAGGCGTTCCGAAACTAATAGAGTTGTTTGAGGGGTCTACATCACCAACACAAGCTGTTCCATAGTTATTGTTGTTGTCATCACTGTAAACAAAAACAACTTTGTTATTTGTGCTATCATAGGCAGAGGCATGCTGACTTGTGTTGCCGCTTTCAAATTGAGCCTTTGATCCAAACGCAGGGTTCACAATAGTTTCAGACACCGCTTCAACAGTACCATCTGACTTTATAATTACAGTGTCACCATTAGATAGCGTACCAGAGGCTACCGCCCTGATCTGTGCATCCTGTTGGACGTTGCCTATAGTTTTCACGACAACTCTCCTTATGAGATTTCTTCGTAGCTCACTATCACTTCAAGGTCGTTTGCAGTGCCAGCAGTTGCTGTGATTGAGCGGTCTTCTTCCAAGTATAAAGATGTGTTCTTATCCAGAACAACAAGAGATGAATCCGCCGCAACAGATGCTGTAGCGATCAACGAGTAAGCTGTGCCGCCACCTGCCGCTGCGCTGTGAACATCAATAGTGATATCACATGCGTTTGTGCCATCGACGTTTGCAACCTGAATCATGTTAATCTTATAAACCGCGTTGCTCGAAGCTGCGTTACTTACAAGTTGTGTTGCTGAAGTTGTAGAAAGCGCGACAGTGGCGGTTTTGCCTGTGATCGTGCTTACATTTACGATATTTGGTGCAGCCATTCTCTAGCCTCCTTTACCCAAAAACGATAGCCATAGCTATGGCCTTACCAGTTGAAATACCAGCACTACCAAAACTAATAGTACCACTTCCGTTTGTCACCAACGCCTGACCATTTGTGCCGTCAGAGGTTGGTAATGTCAGCGCATCTACGAATCCTTGTAGGTTTGCATCATACGCTAGAACATCTGATCCAATCGCAACACCCAAGTTTGTGCGCGAGGTAGCAGCGTTCCCTACATCTGATAAGTTGTTTGCTGCTTCTAGGAATGTTGTAAGATCGAAAGTCGCTGAAAGGTTTACAACCTGTGCGCCAGAACCTGCGCCATCGCAGTAGATGATCGCGCTTTCGCCGTTAGGAATTGTGACATTGCCGCCCGAACCCTGTGTGAATACGGCACTTTGACCTGATCCGTTCTTAACAAAGTAAAGTTTCTGCTGATCGTTTGGCGTTACCGTGATGGTATTTGTCCCAGAAGGCGATCCAGCAAGAACCAAAACTTTATATTGACCGTCAGACAGAGAACCATCTGTAGTCGTCAAAGTATGTGTTGTTCCTGAAAGTGTGATCGTACCTACGCCGCCTGTTAGTCGGTCTACGATCTGTAAGTTTACGTTCGTGGTATCGCCCCATGTGCCAGACTGTTCGCCATTGGCAATCAGCTCAATACCACTGTTTACTGTGTATGTACTAGCCATGAAGCATTAACCTCCGTCACGGTCTAATTTCAATATACTCTTTTGTTGTGTTTGGTGCAATCTCTGTCCATGTCGCTGTCTGACCTGGAACTATTCTACCCCAAACGGTAACTCCCCGTGGACCTACCAGTCCAGTTGCCTCTACCCCCGTGACAGGAACATCAACGCCCGTACCTGTCGCAACAGTAACAGAACCTACGCCCGTTGTCACCTCCAAGCCTGTAACAGGAACCTGAATCCGTAGATCAACAGTTACATCACCTACGGTGCCTGACATACCAATGTCAGATTCTACTGGCTGACTCCACTCGCCAGAACTCCATGCACCACGACCCCAGCCAGCATCATCAGAAGCGGTGAGGTAAACTGTAACGCTTTGAGGTAGGCCGTTTACAACGCCTGTCGCTTCAAGTCCTGTGACTGGAACACTTGCTACGCCTGTAGCTGTAACTGAATCTACAGCACTTGTGGATTCTAGACCCGTAACAGATACAGAAGAATCTGCGGAAACCGATACGTCATTTGTAGAAGTGGAGCTTGATATGCCTGTAACATTTACACCAATACCTGCGCCTTCAACTACAGTTACGGAGCCAACGGCACTTGTAGATTCCAAACCAGATACAGGTATGTTTGGCGCATCGCCAGATACGGTAACAGAATCAACTTCACCCGTAGCCTCAACGCCAGTGACAAGCGCAATCGTAGCACCATTGATAGATACAACACCTACTTCACCTGTGGCCTCTTGACCAACTGGCTGTGTGGGTAGCCCACCTACTTCACCTGTGGCTTCCACACCTGTAGGTGTAACATCTGCTCCAGCATTAGCTGTAACAGAACCAACCGCAGTGGTTGCCTGTATGCCAATAACAGCTACTTCGCCCGGAATAGATGCAACAACAGAACCAACCTCTGTCGTGCCTTCAACACCAGTAGGAGAAACAACCGCTTCAGCAACAACGCTTACGCTACCTACGTTCCCAGTAGCATCTATGCCTGTAGCGGGTACACTAGCTGCGCCCTCAATAGAGACCACGCCAACGCCTTCGAGCGCAGACACACCAGTGACTGCGATATTGGGCGCACTAGCTGATACAGTGACAGTGCCTACTTGACCATCAGCAGAGGGTAGAGTTACGGCAGGATTACTCCAAGTACCGCTACTCCACGAGTCTCTGCCCCAGCCAGCATATATTACTCTGGCATCCGCCATGACCTGTCACTCCGTTTAAGAGTTTAGGCGATACGGATGATAGCGTTACTTGCGTCAGCCGTTGGGAATACAATCTGGAAGTCCCCAGATGTAGATGTTTTGTCTGAACCAAAGTCTAGAACAACTACAGTAGGATCACCCGCTGCGGTATCATTATAAATCAACGCACCACGAGCAGTGATTGTTGCAGACGTAAACGTAATGTCATTGAAGTCTGTGAATGCTGTTGTACCAGAAGATGTTGGTGTGACATTGGTTAGCGCACCGCCGCCAGCAACGTAAGAGCCTGAGTCACCAACTTCGTTAGTTGCTGTGTAAGCTGTAGTTGCGGCATTGAATGTCGCGTTGTTGTCATACAAAGCCAACTTGAAGGTATTACCTGTTGAGTTTGTGAAATCGTGTGTCGCTGTCATAAGTTCAGACTTGAACGACGTACACATATAGTTTCCAGTAAAGGCCATATTAAAGTCTCCTTATGAGTTCAGCCAGTTCGGGATGCCCCGCATCACTAAGTGCATTATACACAGTTGTGCGGTCACTGCGAATAGCTTGCCGCATATAATATGCAACAAGCGTTTCAATGTGCTTTTGAAAAGCACGAGCCTGATCTCTGATTGCTGGGGGAGCTTCATCAGATACAGATACAATTTTCTGAACGCACTGCTCAGAAAGTTCCTCTGGAGATAAACCACGGTTTTCGGTTGTGTTAACCAACACAACTTGCTCATCACGGGGTACGTTTAACTCAAACTTAAACATTATTGTTTAGCCCTTATTACTTTACCTGTACGGTATTCATCCGTGGTTTCTTTAGCCTCTCCAAGTAGTTTGATTCCAACTAAGGCTTCCTGGAAGCGTGAATTATACATGTTCATAACGTCTGGGTCACCCTTCATGTACACGTATGCTTCGATTAAACTACCATAAAGCAACGCTAACTCTGCATTTTCACTCAACCAAGTAGTGCTGTTATCGTTTAGTGTAGAGTCCGTAATACTTAGAGGCCGATAGAAATAATGCAGTTCTGCTGTATATTCCGCGTCTGGAGTCGGCCCTAAGATAAAATAATCTATGTCGAACTGACCGTAATACTTTGGTTCTCCAGTGGTGGTAGGATCAGGGGTATATGTTTGAATAAAACTAGGATCCTTAAACTCGACAAAGAACTTATCGCCGTCTGTTCCCGTCATACTTAGCGAAAACGGAGCCAAGAAATCAGACGGAACCGCTAAATATTGAAACCCAGTATCCGTAGATGCCGTGGCATTTTTACGAAATAAACTAAGCTGAACACTTTTTAGAATACGTTCCTCTGCGGAGCGAATAAACACAGGAAGATTATTCACAAAAGACGTTTCATCGTTTTCTGTAAAGTCCTGTATGGCCTGCTTTAGTTGTCCGTATGTAAAACTCATGGTGCTACCGTATTAACCTTATATCCCATGCCCGAATGAACACTGCAATAAGTATACAATGTTGGCGCACCTATTGCGACATCTATCTGAGTATATGCTCCAGCGTTGCCTGGGACGCCGTTGTACGTGACACCTACTGTGTATTCAACGCCACCACCATGTGTTCCATCCGGTGTGGTGGAAAACCGAAGAGGGTGCCCCGAGTTGGAGTTGTCAGATTGGTCGTATCGATAGACCAAACCTTCAGTAACATCTCTTCCGGCTGGACCTGGAGCAGCACCGTCTTGTGCAAAAATATTTGAGCCAAACGGTGCGAATACCGTTATGTTGTAAGTTTCTTCAATCGGGAACGCACTTGCACTACCCACTTGACCAGTAGCTGAAACACCCGTTACGTCAACGGTTACGTCCGGTTGAGCAGAAACAGAACCAACTGCACTCGTAGCACCAACCCCCGTCAAGTTGACGACATCGCTTGCTTGGTTTGTATTAACCTGTACCGTGCCTATTTGACCAACCCCAAGAGGGCTGCTCAAGTTTGGGTTTTCTACTAACGGAACACCGACATAAGCCTGAACCGTTTCTTTGGTGTCTGGACGCGGATTACGCAACGCTTGAGGGTCTGGTCCCACCTTGGGGGGAAACAACTGTGGGTGCTTTGGTTCATACTCATCGGGGCCAACGAGCGCACCTGTCCACTCAAGTCGCATATCGCGTAAACGATAGCGGCGACCTGAACGATCAGATATTCCCCAGGCATGTTTTCCCGATGCGTATGACATTAGACCCTCAAGTACTGAATGCTAGGCTGTAACTTCAGTGGAGTACGCCCTTCATCTTCATCTGCTGCACGTTGGAACTCTTCTTCATACACAACTTTTAAAAGTTGCGCTCTCTCTGGCGCACGTTTCATAGACAAATAGTATGCTAACCCCGCCACCATACAAGGATAGAAACGAAAAGGCATATCAGTAGTATTAACCAAAGCATCTGCGTCCTCGATTCTGCGAACGTAATAATAAACAAGCTGATCAGTAGAGTTTTCAGGAACAGACCACAGGTTAATCACCGGATCTATCTGCCGATCAAAATAAAACTGGCTCGGACGCCCTTGCGTGGTTTTATTTGGCAGAGTTAAATACTCGCCACGGCTAATCCGCTCTACTTCATAGTCCGTATTGTCTCTACGAAGAACCATTTCCAGAACATCAACTACATCAGAGGTAAGCGTTTCTTGTGCCTGACCTGCTGTCAATGTGATTATGCCTTGATTCACCGTCCAAAGGTTTAGACCACGGTTAGCCCAATCAGCAAACATCAGGTTCAACGACCGACGCGCTGTTCGAGCATCGTAACCCGTGCGAACTTCGAGGCCACAGCGTTCATACGCTTCCTCGATGATCTCACCGACATCCATGTTAAAGTCTCTTGAACCTGATGTTGTCATTGTATCAACTCATATGTGGGTTTTGGTTGGTTTTCTTTTCGACACAACCGCCATATTTGTAGCGCGTAATCTTTCCGCCGTTCATATAACCGCGAACTGCACCGCCGCCCATCATCTTTACGCGTCCGCCATATTTCATTTTACCAACGCCGTCCGCAGCATAGAACGGAACCATCTCGCCGTTCTTTTCAACCATTTTTAATTTCTTAGGCATAGTAATCTCCTTTGTGTCACCATACTACGTTTTCAAACAGATGTCATTAAAACACCCGAACTGCTGTTGACGGAACGCGTCCGCCATTTTTAGCATTCCAGCTAATTCTTTTTGACGATTTCTTCTTCTTCGCCGCAGATGTACACTGTGCCATAGTAGGGCGACAGGCCGGATAACTCTTACGTTTCTCACCTTTCTGACGACCACAAGGCTTGCCAGTCTTACAATCGACCCAACCCTTCCCGTCATTCTGGGAGAACCATTCACGTAATGAGTTCTTTTTCTTTGCCATCAGTACAGATTCGTCTCTTTACGACGACCCTCTTCGACAGAACCGCAACCAAAGGCTATGATCCCACCGCTTTCTAACTTCTTTTTAACAGGGCGTTTGCGCTTCTTAGAAGATTCGCCCCAGTTTTCCACGCCGACCTTGCGACATTTGGCTACCGCTCCGCTTGCGTATGCGCTGGGCCACACCTTGTACCGAGCCTTCACCTTCTTGGCGCAGGCGTCTAGCGGTTTTTTCTTCTTTGCTGCCATTAGTTCTCTCCTGCGGAGGCTTGGATATTTGTTGGGTCATAGACGTTCGACTTATGCTCATTGTACTTCGCACTCCGCACTAAAAAATCCTGCCACATAGGCTTGATCATGTTGTAATTCTCATCAACTTTATAAGTGATAACAGCCACACTGGCGTTCATGCCATACAACTGGAACGCTCCCCACCCTAAAAGCAAAACAATAATTGTGCTAAAGATATCCTGAGAATTAAGTTTCATGGTCCTACCACATTTTACATGACCAGTATCTGGCCTTTAGTTTATCCAATGTTCCCTTGTCACAACCGTGCCGCGCACGGAAAGACTTACGGCGTTCAGGGTTTGACTTCTTAATGGTCATATTAGCGTCCCCGAATCTGACGATCTTTTCTTTTCCCTTGTCACATGCCTTTACAACAAACTTCTTGCCGCCAGACACCTGACGCCTGGGCTTATTGCATTTCATCTTGGACTTGTCGATCTTAGGCATTAGATTGGCCCCACATTTTGAATGTAAACAAATTCCATTGACGCAGAAACGTCAAAGTTAACAGATCCAGAGGAAGAAAACGCCCTCATTTCTAAGTCTGTTTTTTCTGTAAACCTTAAAGGAAAAGTATAAAACTGTTCATGTGCGCCATCTGTAAGAGTAAATCTTTCTTTTATTTGAAACACTTCCCCATAGGGTCTAGCAACAAGACTAGCATTTAAAATAGCTTTGGTGTTGGTAGATGTGCCTGTGGACAAAGCCATCTTTGTAAGAAATGCTGTATATCCTGCGGGAACTGTCCAAAGACTCATTAATGTTTGGTTATCTCCATCGCCATTAATAAGAAGATAAATGTTAGCAGGAACTCCAGCGGTCACTGTTCCTGTGCCAGCGTAGATTATACCAGCATTTGCGCCACCACTACCTGCGCTGCGAACAATGCCACGATTTATCCGAAAGTACGATTTGGTAGTATTAACAGGCGTTTGTCCGTTTAATGTGACAACTTCGTTTATTTCGTTGTAGTCACCATCTAGGCCAAAAACTTCAACCGTTCTTGCACCAGTACCTGCGGCAGTGTCGTTAGCCGAACTGCTTGATATAGTCATTACCGTGGCTGATGGAGGGTAGGAATACAAACCACCTTGTTCCCAGATGGTTTCTTTTGTGTTTCCAACATCGTTGTTGTAACCAAACTTAAACACAGTTTTATGGCCCGTGATTTGACCACGGGCCACCTGTAGCTCAAATGGCTCAGATGTTCCGACCTGTGAAATGGAACGGAGATCATATGCCATCGGATCCTCCTACGAAAGGATGATCGTTAGTTGGTTACTCGCACCTGTAAACGCAGAAACGTACACACCTTCCGAAAAGATAATGCCGTCATCTGGAATGTTCATTACGTGGTGACCTGCCGGAAATGTTTGCGTAAGCAAAGTATCACCGCTTGCGCCACCGTTTTTCAACGTGAACGCACCCGCAGCCGCACCGTAAATTACAACCTGCCGTAAACGAGAACGAGATGGACCGACAACCGCAGCCGCCGTTCCTTGAACCCAATTATATGCACTGACTGGACCAGCCATGAGTTACCTCCTTATGAGAGGTTGCGGTTTTGTAGATACAATACCGTGACTGTAGCTGCACCCGCAGTAGCTGCTGTACCTGTCTGGTTGTAGGTCACCGTGATATCAACATCAGAGGTTCCAATGTCGATCAAGTTTCCAATCTGAGAAACATCAGAAGTAGCAAGAACACGGGCTTGCGCACCAGCAGCTAGTGCATCTGCGTATTTATCAGCCGTTGTTCCATCACCGATGTCTAACGTATTGGTTGTGCCTGCATCAAACGCAGTGGTCACATCAACCGCAATTTGATAAATTTGGCTATTCGCTGGAAGTGTAGCAACAACGGTTTCTGTTCCGTCCGCACCAAAAACAACGTTTCCGCTTTGCGCCATCAAAACAAAACCAACGTTTGCTTTGTCCGAACCCACTGTTGTTCCAGTGGTGTCTTTGATGGTCCCTGCTTTAATAGGACCTGAAAAAGTAGTTGTACCCATGTCGATCTCCTGTCTGGGTTAGTCAGCCACCCCATGCGGCTGTCAGGGATACACTAAACATACAGAAGTTTGAGACGAAAAGAAAGCATGATATAAAAACATATCTGCTAAAGAGGTGCTTCATGAACAAAGAAAAAGAACCTAACCCAAAAGAAATCCCACCAATTGACGAATATGAGGATCGACTATGAGTAAGACTCACTGGCACGGCACAATCACCGTTAACAATTACACCAGTTACAACATTCAAGTAGAGCAGTTTCATAAAGCAGGTATGACTAAACATGAAATTGGAGAGATTTCCCCCAATCAACAAGGTTGGAGTAACACTATGACCAAAAACTTTGATCAAGTAAAAACTTTGTTGCACTTTTACACAACCAACAAAAAACATCCGTACATGACATCCATAGCCTGCTACGGTCCAACAGATGGCCTAAGTGTGGATAGAGGAAACTTATCTGACCAAACTATTAAGATGCAAGGTAATGCAACACAAACTTTAAACGAAAATGAAACAAACAAAAGTTGGTGGCAGACTGGAGACCTCACTGAAATGCAAACAGTGGTCTTCTTACCGACCCCCAACAATTCTAGCTATGACTTCGCTCTTACCTTTAGTGAATGCGAATAAAAGAAAGGGGCTACCGAAGTAGCCCCAGTCCAACAGGGAGGTAATCCAAATGAAAGGATTACCCCATCATACCACAACTTACGCGCCAGGTGAACCAAATACACAACGTGGATCTGAAAATCCAAAGCTGTAACGTTCACGGGCTTTAAAGCGCATGTTACCAGTGTCGAAGTCTGCTTCCATGTTAGTGGACAGCGGAGTACGCTCGAAGTGGACAAATCCACGAGGTGCGTCTGTTTTGATGAAGAACGCATCTGGGTCTGTTAGGAAGTCGTTGACGGCATAGCCTTCAGGCAACATTCCCATAGAACGAATTGCGTTTACATCATTGTCCGCTGTGCCAACACGAAGATTTGACACCATGAGACGTTCTGCAACGAATTGAAGCTGACGTGGAATCACGAGCTTCATGCCGCGCAGTGCGACTTTCAAACCACGCTCGTCAACAAAACCTGCGATGTTGATAAGGGCATCTTCAAGAGATGTCTCATTCAAATCCGCAGCAGTTGTTGGTTCGTTGGCAAATGTGCCACCTGATGTAAGTGGGTGAGATGCGTCACACAATGCAACACCGTCACCACCAGCAGATGCGCCAGCAGTAAAGGCGTTGTTCAGGATAGCCGCAGCTTTAACCTGTTTTGTGTGTGCCATTGAACGTGCCAACGCACGAGTATAACGTGAGCCCAGACGATCATAAAGGTTATCTTCAATAGCCTCTTCCGTGATCGAAAATGCCAACGCGATTGTCTCGTGGTTGTAACGAGCAGTGTATGCTTCGTTTGCGTCGTCAAAGTTTACAGCGGAACCTTCCGATTTGGTTGGTGCCGCGCCGAAACCAGATAACATAACCTCTTCTTCAAATGCTCTATCTGAAGATTCAGTTGTGTAGATCTCAGCATGTTGGTTTTCGTACCGATTGTACTCCATACCGAACAGGGCGTTAAGACCTGGTTCCAACTCTTTCGCTAGTTGTGCGCGAGAGATAGCCATAAGTTAGTCTCCTTATACGCCTGTGGTCGACGGTGTACCAGCAACAATCGCACCATTCGGTGAGTTGAAGCTGTTATTCAGTCGAACAATTAGTGGGATACCAGCGGCTGTAAAGTCTTGGTTCTCAGGGTCATCTTGGATGCCGATGATACGCAAGTGCAATGCAGCAGTGGTGGCGATTGTGCTGACGCCCAACTTACCAGATGAGATACCAGTGGTTGTAGAACCAGCATCCGCATTAGCAAAGTTAGCATTTGCAAACACATGTCCGCGCGCAGTTGCTTCGCTTGTCAGCGTAGCGTCTGAGCAGATAACAAATGTCTGCATTGGGTTGTCATACACGAAAGCTTTGACGGGGAAGTTAGAATCCGCGCCAGAGCCAGGCCAGTAGTTTGACCATACAGTTTCACCAGTAGTAGACGAAACATATTCGCAGCCACCGAAAACACCTACTAAACCTACAGTGCCACCTGCCGCCGCGCCAACAATATCAATAAAGCCTGTTGACAGCGGGATTACGGGTGAACCTTGGTAAATCGCGTTAGTGTTACCTGAAGCAATGCGATACTCGGTCGTACCAGTGGTGTTTGCAGCGGAACCTACAACCCCTACAGGGCGTAGACCGAATGCACCATTAGTATTTGCCATAGTAGCAATCCTTTTTCAGTTACTCGGAGTCGCGTTCACGGCCTCCGAAAGATACACGACTTTGCCGACTGTTTTGAATCGGCATTGAAGGATGTTGCTCCTTCATTAGGTCCTGGTCGACGGCGGTCATTTGTTCGCGGGTTCTGCCCCCGTAATATGCAGTTCGTTCCGACACCGTTTCAACAGGTATGCGGCACAGCATCAAGCCCCCTTGTCCAATCACGCCCTGATATTTACCTTCGTCAATAACAGGCGCTTCATAGTTTGGATACTCATCTGCACGAACGGGTTCCCATCCTTCACGAAGCTTAGAGTGAACATTCATTTTGTCCTCTTCGCCTCGCATAGCAACTCGAATCCAACGGTGCACATAGCCATCTGGGGCATCTGGTGCAGCAAGGTGACTGGGCGGTGCCCAGGGTTTTCTGCGCGTTTCAGTTTCGCGGGTTGCGCTTGAGCGCGGTTTTCTATCAGCCATTGTATCAATCCTTCACATATTTAGCATATTCTTCAAGCGGTACGTTTAGACGTTTCGCCATCGCTATTTGTGACGGTGATAGCTTAACCGACCTGCGCCCTGATTTGTTACTGCGAGATGCTGAAGCGGCAGCAGGTGCGACCTGCGCTCCACCCGATTTTTTCGCCGCTTGAAACTTCTGAGGAAACTCATGTTTCATACGACGATCTACCTCATTGTAATACTCATCGCTCTCTGGGTCAAACCCTTCTTCCTCGACAAGTCTTCGATGAATGCCAAAAGCAGCATACGTCATAACTTCATCTGTGCCAAACCATTCGTTTTTCTCCGCCCAAGACTGAGCTTTCGGATCTGGTCGTGGCGCAGCTACTTGCTGCTGCTGTTGATACTGTTGTTGCGGCTGTTGTTGTTGTGGAGCCACTTGCTGACGTTCTGCTCGGGCTTTAGCCAAAGTGTACTTGTCTTTTTCAACTGCAATGCGGGATAACGCTTCCTGCGCTTGGAACATGGCATCTGTGTCGCCGTTCTCATACGCTTGTTTATATGCGTTTTTAACAGCCGCTTCCTGCGACTCTAAACGCTGACCGTATTCAACAAGATACCCACGGTCTAAATTTTGCATTTGGCCCTTTAACCGTTGATTTTCATGCATCAACTGTTGTGCCATACGTACCGCTTCTTCGCGATCCCGCTCTTCTTTTCTGTACTTCTCAGTAAGCTTCTTTATACGGGCCTGTACTTTTGCTCCATACTCATCAAGCTCATCAGACTTCTGTTCAGGAGCTGACGCCTCTACTTCCGCAGAGACTTCTTGATCCTCCGCTGTGTCAGAGGCTTCAAGCTCAACCTCAACACTGCCGTCTGTTTCTTGTTCTTCTGTTTCTTGTTCTTCTGCCATCTTATCCTCCTAGACGTGCTTAATGTCGTCTGGTTCCAAGATCGTAGCGATCACTTCGTCATCATTAATGATACGAACTTCACCACCATCAATCTTAAAACGC